ATTTAATAATATTAGACAAATAGTAGCAAATACTGATCTAGATGACTTTGGAGATCTATATAGATTTTTGTATGATCAACTAGGTGAATATGCTAAGGGAAGTGAAGGTTTGGTTATTATTATCTTGGAGGAATATCTATATCATTCAACATTCCGTTTAGATAAAGAAATCAATTTAATGGCATGTATAAGTAAAATTTTAGAAACAATCAAATAAATATGCAAGAACAAATGAAGATGAATGTGGACATCAAACAAACCACACCAATTAAATCTGAGGAAGGAAATCAAGTATTTCAAGAGGCAGTAATTCTACGTAAAGCAAGTAAGTTTTTAGTAGGTACAAGCGAGGATGCACTTATTCCTATTCCGGTATTCATTGATGTAAAAACAAATAAAATTGTAACTGAACTTCTCCCTAAAGAACTTCGTGAAGAGTATGAAGAATACAACAAAACAGTCTAAACAGTTTACTGTGTTTGATTTCATTAAAGCAATCATTGACACAAAACCGGAATGGAAATCCTTTACTCAAGAGCAAAAGAAGGTATTTAATGGATTTATGGTTAATAAAATATTAAGTATGAATCCTAAATACATTGATGTTGTGAATTATATTCAAGGATTAGATATTAAGGATGGACAACGACTATATGAGGTATATTGTTTTATGATTCCACAATCTAAAAATACATTTTCTCCTTATATCAAGTCAAACACTAAAAAAGCATCTCCTGAAGCCGCTCAACACGTAGCTGAATATTTTGAATGTTCACTTACAGAGGCAGAAGGATATATTAGTTTGACTGATACAAAATGGTTGGAAAATATCTTAGCTACTAAAGGTGTAGATGAAAAGGAAATTAAAAAACTAACTAAATGAGTTATACCCCAGATTCAATTGTACAAACAGTTATAGACAAATTCATTGCGCGAGCTGAATTTGGTGAAAAAAAGTATGGCGTTACTTTAGACCGTGAAGATTTATCAATTGAAGATTATATCAATCACGCTCTAGAAGAACATATGGATGCTATCCTATATCTTCAAAAAATAAAATCTATGCTTGAACAACAAAGAAATGGTTAAACAAGTTCCTTCTATAATTAAGCAAATACGTAATTTTAAACCCCAAGAAATCAATTACGCATTTCAGAAAAGCATTTCTTACTCACAAATGTCTATGTATTGGTCGTGCCCTAAAAAATGGGCACTCCAATACCGAGAAGGACATAAAATATTCACCTCTACTATCCATACTGTTTTTGGAACCGCAATTCATGAAACTATTCAAAATTATCTTAGTGTTTTATATGAGCAGACATCAGCAGCAGCAGATGAAATTAATTTAGAGGAATATTTTGAAGAGCGTTTTAGAGAAAACTATAGTCAACAATACGAAAATAATAATAAAATTCATTTTTCTTCTTCTGAGGAAATGAGAGAATTTTATGAGGACGGGATAGCTATTTTAGAATTTATTAAGAAAAAACGGAATGGTTATTTTTCTAAGAAAGGATATTTTCTAGCAGGAATAGAAATACCCATAGTGATGCCTCCTGATAAACGTTATAATAATATATTATTTAATGGGTTTATTGATTTAGTTTTATATCATGAACCAACAAATACTTTTACTATATACGATATAAAGACATCAAGTAGAGGATGGACAGATAAAGAGAAAAAAGATGAATACAAACAATTTCAAGTATTGTTTTATAAATCTTTCTTTAGTGAACAATTTGGTGTACCTGAGGATAATATTGAGGTTCAATTCCTAATATTAAAACGAAAACTTTGGGAAAATTCAGACTTTGCTCAAAAACGAATCCAAGAATTCATTCCTGCTCAAGGAAAAATTAAATTAAAAAAAGCAAAATCTGCAATTATCTCATTTATAGAAAATACATTTGATATAGATGGAACATATAAGAATGTAGATCATCCTGCTCAACCAGAAAAAAATAAATGTAAATATTGTCCATTTAAGGATAAAAAGGAACTTTGCTCTCAAGCAATCTCTTAGTATATCCGTATATATGTATATATGATAAAAAATAATGTTATGGCAAAGGAACCAGGCACTCAACTAACCTCAGTGAAAGTAGATAAAGACCTGTTTGATGTCTTTAAAATAGAGTGTGTAAAGCGAAAATTTACTTTAAATAAGCTTGTAAATCGAACAATAGATTTATATCTTACCGATCCGGAATTTAGAAAACAATTAACAAATCATATTAACCCAAATATTAAAGAATAAACAGTTTTTTTATGAATTCAAGTTTTGCTTATTTACCTCAAAAAGAGAGGAAAAAAATCTTATTAATTTGCGATGATCTCCGAGTACATTCAGGAGTAGCAACTGTTGCCCGTGAAATGGTACTCAATACATGTCAACATTTTAACTGGGTACAAGTCGCGGGAGCAATTAATCATCCTGAAAAAGGTAAAAAATTAGATTTATCTCACGATACTAATACAAATACAGGTCTAACAGATTCATCTGTTCAGATTTATCCTGTAGATGGTTATGGAGATCCTAATTTTATCCGTCAGTTGATTAAAATTGAAAAACCTGACGCTGTCTTCCTTATTACAGATCCAAGATATTTTATGTGGTTGTTTCAAATCGAAAATGAAATTCGTCGCGAAATGCCTATTATTTATTTAAACATCTGGGATGACTATCCAGCACCTATGTACAATCGTCCATATTATGAAGCGTGTGATGCATTGTTAGGTATTTCTAAACAAACAGTCAACATTAATAAATTAGTATTAGGTGATAAAGCAAAGGATAAATTAATTAAATATGTTCCTCATGGTTTAAATGAAGATATTTTTAAACCAATTAAATCAACTGATGCTGAATATGGGGAATTAGTTAAATTTAAAAACCAAATCTTTAATGGAAAAGAATATGATTTTGTATTATTCTTTAACTCAAGAAATATCCGTCGTAAACAAATTCCAGATACACTTTTAGCATATAAATACTTCATTGATTCATTACCTGAAGAGAAAGCTAAGGAATGTGTTTTTCTACTTCATACTCAACGTGTTGATGATAATGGAACTGATTTAAATGCAGTTTGTGAATTTTTATTTGATAATGATCCAAAATACAACATTGTATTTTCTGAAAAACCACTTCCACCTCACCAAATGAATTATTTGTACAATATGTCTGATGCTCAGATCTTATTAACATCAAATGAAGGATGGGGTCTATCATTAACAGAAGCATTATTAACTGGAAAACTAATCATTGCTAACACAACAGGCGGAATGCAAGATCAAATGCGTTTTGTTAGAGATGGTAAATGGATGGAAGTAGATGCTGATTTTCCTTCAAATCATAACGGTACCTATAAAGAACATGGTGAATGGGCTTTACCAGTTTATCCAACAAACAGATCAATCCAAGGTTCTCCAGTCACACCATATATTTGGGATGATAGATGTACAGCCGAGGATGCATCAGCACGTATTACTGAAGCGTATAATCTGTCAAAAACAGAACGTACGGAAAGAGGATTAAAAGGTAGAGAGTGGGCACTAAGTGATGAAGCAGGATTTACAGGTAAAAAAATGGGTCAACGTATAATTAATTATATAGATGAATTATTTTCAACTTGGAAACCTAGAAAAAATTTCGAACTTATCAATACTAAAAATACAGAAAAACGAGTTTTAAACCATAAATTAACTTACTAATATGAGCAAAAATAGTTGTGTAATCTACGCTCCTGTAGATACTTTAAGTGGATATGGCGCCCTAAGTAGAGATGTAGCCAAATCGATTATTGAATTAAAAAAAGAAGAATGGGATATTAAAATTATTCCATGTAACTGGGGAAATACAGCTTTAGGATTTACAGATGAAAATCCTGAATGGAATTTTCTAAAACAATATTTTATCTCAGGACAACTTACCTTTCAACCAGATATCTTTATTTGGATTACAGTACCAACTGAATTTCAAAAAATAGGTAAATATAATATTGGTATTACTGCAGGATTAGAAACAGATTTAGTACCAGCAGATTGGGTTCAAGGTTGCAATAGAATGGATTTAGTATTAGTATCCTCAGAACATGGAAAAACAGGATTTATGAATTCTAAATTTCAACAAGTTAATAATCAAACTCAACAAGTTGAAGCCAATATTGAATTAACAACTCCAGTTGAAGTATTATTCGCAGGTATGGATACTAATATCTATAAGTATTTAGATCCTCCTAATAAAGAAATTGGAGCATTAAATACTATTCCTGAAGATTTCGCTTATCTATTTGTAGGACATTGGCTACCAGGTGATGTAGGAGAAGATCGTAAAAATGTAGGTTTATTAATTAAAGCGTTTTTAGAAACCTTTAAAAACAAAAAGAAAAAACCAGCATTAGTATTGAAAGTTAGTATTGTAAGTCCATCTTATATGGATAGAGATGAAATTTTAAAACGCATTAAAATGATTCGCTCAACAGTAAATTCAGAAGATCTACCTAATATCTATCTACTCCATGGTGAATTTACAAATGAAGAAATGAATGAAATTTATAATCATCCTAAAATTAAAGCTATGATTAGTTTAACTAAGGGTGAAGGATTTGGTTTACCATTACTCGAATTTACTCAAAGTAAAAAACCAGTTATTACTACAAATTGGAGTGGACATATTGATTTTCTTAAAAAAGAATTCACTCCACTAATTGAAGGTACATTAACAAATGTACATCCAAGTGCTGCTAATAGCATGTTATTAAAAGAATTTAAATGGTTCTCTCCTGATTTAGGTCAAGTAGGATTTTATTTAAAGGATGTGTTTGAAGATTATAAAAAATATACTGATGGAGCAAAACGTCAAGCATATTTTGCTAGAACAAATTTCTCATTTGAAAAAATGACTGAAAAAATAGCTGAATATTTTACTCGCATTCCTGAGTTTCCTAAACAAATTCAATTAAAACTTCCACAATTGAAGAAAATTGAATTACCTAAATTAAAGAAAGTAGAATTATGAAAACAGCCCTAATTACGGGTATCAATGGTATGGATGGAAGTCACCTAGCTGACTTCCTCCTAACCAAAGGATACAAAATATATGGAATGGAACGAAGAAGTTCTTCCAAAAATCGTACTAATACTGCTCATTTAGAAGGAAAAATAAATTTTGTAGATGGAGATTTAACTGATCAAAATAGTTTACTTCGAATTCTAAAAAAATCTAACCCTGATGAAGTATATAATTTAGCAGCCCAATCATTTGTAGGACAAAGCTGGCAAACTCCTGAGCATACCTCAGAAGTGACTGGATTAGGCGTATTACGAATACTAGAAGCAATTCGAGAATACAATAAAGATATTAAATTTTATCAAGCATCTTCATCCGAAATGTTTGGTCGGATGGTTGAAAACCCAGCAAATGAAAATACTTCATTTTATCCTAGATCTCCATATGGGGTAGCTAAATTATACGGACATTGGATTACTAAAAATTATCGTGAATCTTACGATATGTTCACTTGTAGTGGAATTTTATTTAATCATGAAAGTGAACGAAGAGGTGTTGAATTTGTTACTCGAAAAATTACAGATGGAGTAGCTAGAATTCATCTTGGTTTAACAGATCATATTTTGTTAGGAAATCTAGAAGCTAAAAGAGATTGGGGATATGCTCCTGACTATGTAGAAGCAATGTGGTTAATGCTACAACAAGAAACTGCAGACGATTACGTAATTGCCACCGGTGAAACTAGATCAATTAAAGATTTTTTAAATGAAGCTTTTCTTCAAATTGGAATCCCAGATTGGTCTTCGTATATTAAACAAGATCCTAAATTCATGAGACCAGCGGAAGTAGATGTATTAAGAGGAGATTATAGTAAAGCTAAATCTCAACTTAATTGGGTACCAAAAACTAGTTTTAGTGAAATGGTTAAAAAAATGGTTACAAACGATATTGAATTAATAAAAAATCAATTATGACTGATAATTTAACAACTTGTCTACATTGCGGATCTGATGCCTGCTATGTAGTGGAAAATTCTTCCGAAATTAAAACATATTCATGTTTTGGATGTGGTTTTACAACTAATTCACTAATGAAAGAAGGTGAAGAATTTTATGAACAACAACTAGAGGTGTTGCCTGAACTTTACAAAGATGTAATGTTTGAAGATGAAAATGGTTTGAAATGGATGCCTACCACCATTAATATTCCTACCCAAGGAATGATATTCTATAATGGTACAAATCCACAAGATGCTAAATGGGCAGGAGTATTAGCTGTAGAAGTATTAGAAGAAGAAAAAGAAAAATATCCTATTAAAAGTAAACCAGGTCAATATTATACCCACAGGATGGATATGACTTCTATGAAACCATTTGAAATGAAAGAATTTATGGATGCTCTAACTTATATTGGAGTTTTACCAGAATAATTATATATTAAATCATATGAAAATAAGTTACGGATTAACAGTGTGTAATGAACACGAAGAAATAAACAATCTAATAGTATATCTTTTAGAACGAATAGATGAAGAAGATGAAATTGTGATTGTATATGATCAAAATAGAATTACAAATGAAGTAATGAATGTTTTAGAACAATATAAAGAAAAAATATTCTTCTACCCATTCAATTTCCAGCAAAATTTCTTAGAAAATAAAAACTTCATGAATAGTAAATGTACTGGAGAATATATTTTTCAAATTGATGCAGACGAAATACCTGAGGATTTCTTAATTCAAAATTTAAAAATAGTATTAGAATCCAACCCAGTAGATCTACTAATTACCCCTCGTAAAAATCTAGTTCCAGGATTAACTCAGGAACATATTCAAAAATGGGGATGGAGAGTTACAGAACAAGGATGGGTAAATTGGCCGGATGCTCAAAAACGTATCTATAAAAATACTCCTGATATAAAATGGAGTGGACATCAAGTTCATGGAATGGTAGATGGTTATAAAACATATATTGTTTTACCATTTGAAGAAGAATGGAGTATCATTCATAATAAAACCATTGAAAGACAAGAAAAACAAAACGATAGATATGACCAAATAGAAACAGGAAAATTAAAATAAAATATGGAAGAATTTTTAAACGATTTAATTTTAGATCAAAATAATAAAAAATATTATGAAGATTTTGATCTTTCAATACATGGTAATTCCTTAGAGCCAGGATCTATGCCTGCTGATGGATTATATGAACGTTGGGTTAATCAATATAAACCTAATTTAATAATAGAAGTAGGATCTTTTCTCGGATACTCTGCTATTAAAATGGCTAAAGAAATTAAAAAGCAAAATTTAGATACTAAAATCATATGTGTAGATACTTGGTTAGGTAGTCCAGAACATTATGATATGTTTAAAGATAAAAATGATAATAGATTAAATTATATAAACGGTTATCCTACTTTATACCATAAATTTATATCTAATGTTATATCAAATAATGTTCAGGATGTTATTTATCCATTTCCTTATCCATCATCAATTGCTTTTAAGATTCTAAATAAATTATTTAATAAGCATAATATTAAAGCAGATTTTATTTTTATAGATGGATCTCACGAAGAAATAGACGTATATTTAGATTTATACTACTACTATCAATTATTATCAGATAAAGGTATATTATGGGGTGATGATTGGGCTTGGGAAATGGTAAGAAATGGAGTACATAAATTTTTACAAGAAAATGATCTTGAATCTAACTTTAATTTATTAAACAATAACGTACATTGGTCTATAACTAAAAAATAATATATAAAACTTAAAATAAATAACAATGGAAAAAAAATTAGAATACATTAATCATTTACAAAAATCATTTGATGACGCCGAACTTAAAATTTCAAATATTGATGATTTTGTAAGAAATATTGAAGGAATGACTGGGATAAAAACTAGACACCTCTATAATAATATTGTTGGAATACCTGATGCTAGATATCTAGAAATCGGAACATGGAAAGGAAGTTCTGTATGTGCGGCTATGATGAATAATCAAGCTAAAGTACTTTGTGTAGATAATTGGTCTCAATTTTCAGGTCCAAAAGATGAATTTTTATCTAATTTTGATCAGTGTAAAGGAAAAAATGATGCTTCATTTATGGAAATAGATTGTTTTCAAATTGATGTAAATAATATAGGTAAATATAATATATACATGTATGATGGGATACATAGCTCCGAAGCACATTATAGAGCTCTTAGTCATTTTATAGACTGTCTAGATGATGTTTTTATTTTTATCATTGATGATTGGAATTGGGGTGATGTAAGAGAAGGTACTTTAAATGCAATTAAAGATCTTAATCTAAAAGTACTATGGAATAGAGAAATATTTACTCCAATCCCAGAAGCAGCAAATCATGATTGGTGGAATGGAGTATCAGTATTCCTATTAGAAAAATAAATTATAAATAAAATGAATATTTTAGTGACAGGAGGATTAGGATTTGTTGGAACAAATCTAGTTTTAAAACTAAGTAAAACTAATCATAAAATAACAGTTATAGATGATCTATCCTCAGGAAAAATAAAAAATAAAATTGAAAATGTTAATTATATTATAGATCATACAAAAAACATTGATATTAATTTTCCTAAATTTGATTTGGTATTTCATTTAGGAGAATACTCTAAAATAGTTCCTTCATTTAATCAAATAGATAAAGTATTTAATCAAAATATTTTAGGTAGTTTCTCACTTTTAGAATATTGCAGATATAATAACATACCTATAGTTTATGCTGCTTCATCAACTCGTTTAGCTGAGGAAGGAGAGAATCATTCTCCTTATTCTTTTTTTAAATCTACTATTGTTAATTTAATTAAAAATTATAGTAAATGGTATAATTTAAAATATTCAATATGTTATTTTTATAATGTTTATGGACCGTATCAAGATA